CGCCGACCGAAGACGCAAAAGCAAATCGCGGCGGTTTGTTCTCAACGCACAATAACGATTCGCTTCGGTCGTCGGCGCTTGCTGAACGCACGTCGAAATTGCACGGCGTATGGAATGACTATCTTGCAGCACACATTCCAACGCCGCTTGCTGCTGACGGCACGATGGACGACCTTGACGCCGAAAACTTCGGTGCGATCAAGAGCGCCTTTCGCATCGCGCAACCCAACATGTCCGATGCGTTATTCCAGTGGTACGGTACACAATCGTTTATCGGGCATCAAGCCTGTGCGATTTTGTCTCAACATTGGATGATTAACAAAATTTGCGTCGTGCCTGCGCGCGACGCAATCCGTAACTGGTTCGAAATTATCAGCCAGGACGACAAGGGCGATATCAACCCTGACGTTCTCATGGCGTATAAGAAGCTCGACAAGTCGTTCAAGCTCAAACAGCACTTGCTGAACTACGTCTACAAGGGGCGCACGTTCGGCATTCGTGTCGTGCGCCCAATCGTCAATAGTCCCGACCCCGACTATTACGAAAAACCGTTCAACCCTGACGGCATCCTGCCGGGTTCGTTCAAAGGTTGGGTACAGATCGACCCCTATTGGATGTCGCCTGTTCTGTCTGCCGAAGCGGCCGGCCGTCCTGACGAACCGGGCTTCTATGAGCCTACATGGTGGCAAATTAACGGCAAGCTCTATCACCGTTCGCACCTGTGCGTTTTCCGCACCGAACAGCCGATGGATTTGTTAAAGCCGTCGTATCTGTATAGCGGCGTGCCGATCCCGCAACGCATTATGGAACGTGTCTACGCTGCGGAGCGGACCGGCAACGAAGCACCGTTACTGATGCTGACGAAGCGTCTAACGACGTATCAGGTTAGCGACATCGCGGCGGTAATGGCGGACAAGGCGAAGTTCGACGAGAACATGCAGTTCTTTACGGAGACGCGCGACAACTTCGCTATTCGCGTGATGGGCGAGACGGACCAAATGCAGCAGTTCGATACGTCGCTCGCGGATGTCGGCAACGTCATCGAAATGGAATACAAGCTCGCATGCGCGGCCGGCGACGCCCCTGTTAACAAGATCATGGGAACGTCGGTAGGCGGTCTGTCGAGCGAGGGCGGATACGATCAGGACAGCTATAACGAAACGCTAGAGTCGATACAGGAGCACGACCTGTCGCATTTCGTCGAGCGTCATCATTTGCTGATTCGCAAATCGTATATCGAACCGAAATTCGGCAGCGAGGGCACGGTTGAAACGGCGCACGTATGGAACCCGGTTGACTCGCCGTCAGCAAAAGAACGCGCGGAAATTAACGAAATTAACGCCCGTGCCGACCTGTCGCTTATCCAGACCGGCGCAATTTCCGATTCGGAAGTCAATACGCGACTGCGTAACGACAAACATAGCAATTACAGCACCATCCGCCCGATTGATGAGGGCGAACGCGAACCGGTAGGCGGCGACAATGGCACACAACCAAATCAAGGTAATCGGGAAACGGGCAACATGGGCAGCGCAGTTCAGGCCGGAACGCCTGACGGGCAAGCCCCTGATGATCGCGGGGCAAATCGGGACTGAGTACGCAACAACCATCGCGAAACACGTCGATGCGATGGTTGCCGAAGTGAAGCGCGAATTCGCCGGTCTGTTTGAGACGTTCGCGGGTGACAGCGTCGACGAGGCGTTCGCTATGGACGCATCCATAGCGAGCCAGGCGCGCATTCTGTCGAACGCGATGCGCGACAAGTTTGCCGCGCTATTTGCAAAGATTGGTCCGCCCGCTGCGGAGCGCATGGTGAAGCGTTCGGAAAAGGACAGCGCGACGAAGCTCGGCATATCGCTACGGGAAATGTCGGGCAACTTCGCCATGCGTACGGACGTTTTTAACGATCAGTTACGCGACGTGCTGTCAGCGACGGTTACGGAAAGTGTTTCGCTTATCAAGCGCATCCCGGAAAAGTTTCTCGACGACGTGCAAGGCGCGGTCATGCGCTCGATACAGTCGGGCAACGGACTCGCCGACCTGAAACCGCAATTGGATAAGTACGGCGTACAGGTAAAGAACTGGTCGAAGAACGTTAGTCTCGATCAGACGCGCAAGGCGTACAACGGTATTAACGCTGCGCGCATGCAGGCACTAGGGGTGAAGAAATTCCAATGGATACACAGCGGCGGTTCGAACCATCCACGCGAGTATCATCGCGACGTGCTCAACGGCAACATTTATTCGTTCGATGACTTGCCGCACCTTGACGGCCCGAATCAAGGTGAGAAGGGGATACCGGGACAAGCGCCTTATTGCCGTTGCACCATGCGACCGATATTCGAATTTGATGACGAGGATTGAAAAATGCCACTCGATAAAAGCGGTACTAAAGAAGCGTTCGGCGACAACGTGAAGACCGAAGAAGCGACCGGCAAGAGTCAAAAGCAAGCCGTCGCAATCGCATATAGCGTTGCGGGCGAGGATAGCGCGGCATCGTCGGGTATCGCGTTCCATGCTGACGGCAAGGTTCTGTTGCTAAAACGTCATGACGGTTCATGGGGTTTTCCGGGCGGCATGATCGAAGAAGGGGAAACCCCGGAGCAAGCCGCGCGCCGCGAAACGCTCGAAGAAACGGGCTATCTGTTTCAAGGCACGCTGCAACCAATCGGTACGTACCTTAACGGGTTCGTCGCGTTTCGTGCCGACTGCGATGCGTTCAACGTCGTTCTGAATGACGAGCATGCCGGGTTCGGCTGGTTCGGCTATGACGAATTGCCGTCGCCGCTATTCGAACAGAATGCCATTATCCTTAATGACGGTTTTAGCGGCGACGCTGCCGACAGTGCGAAGAAATTCGATATTAACGGATGGTTCGAAGTCGAACGTAATCCGTTGTCGCTCGTCGGCGTGTTCGATTATCTCGGAAAGAATATTCCGCAAGAGGTCGCAAAGGGCAATAGCGACAAATTTTTCAAGGTATATCGGGCCGCCGAAGAACTGGCAGACCCCGATTGCATTTCATCGTTCCGCCTGGTGCCGTGGGTCATCGATCACACAATGCTTGGCACGGGCGTAAAGGGTACAAAGACCGTCGACGAGAAAGGCGCACGGGGCGTGACAGGCGAGCGCATCGGGTTCGATCCTGACTTGGGCGATTATGGCGGTCTCTACGGAAATATCAAATGTTTCAGCGAAATACTCGCGGGACAGATACATGCAGGCAAAGCTGAACTGTCAATCGGTTATCGCTGTTATTACGAGTACGCGCCGGGGGTATTTAACGGGATACCTTATACTTATATCCAGCGGCGCATTCGCGGGAACCATCTTGCAACGGTCAACGACGGGCGAATGGGTCCAGAAGTGGCCGTAATGGATGGTTTTTCTTTTACTGTTGATTCTCAGGAGTTTAAACCTATGGCAACGAAAACCGTGAATAAGGGACCGGCGAAAAAGCCGAACCGCGTTCAGGCTTTTCGCGCGCATTTGATGTCATTCGTCGGCGACGCCGAAGAAGCAATCGCGAAAGGTGAAGACGAAGACGGCGAGTTGGCGGGCGCGGTCAAGTCGATCAAGGACGCGATGCCGCTTCTCGAAGCCGTCGAGGAACTGAAATGCGTTGGCGAATCCGACGTGTTGGGTACGGTCGATACCGCGCAAATGCCCGGTGACGAGCGCACGAGCGGTAACAACGGGCTCGGCAAGGACGGCGACGAACCGCCCGCAAAGGGCAAAGACGCCGATGACGATACGGCAAAGCCCAAAGAGGGCGACGAAAAGGAACCCGGTAGCGAGGGTAAAGGTATGGACGCGAAAGAAGTGCAAAAGATCGTCGACGCGGCAGTCGCAAAGGCGCTCAACGGTCACGGCATGGACGAATCCGATGTCGTCAAGAGCATCGCGGCGCGCGACAAGCTTGCCGCGCAAGTGTCCGAATTCGTCGGCGCGTTCGATCACAGCGAAATGACCGTGCAACAGGTCGCGGAATACGCCGTGAAGCACGAGGCAATCGCGTTGCCGTGCCGCAAGGGCGCGGAAGTCGACGCAATCGGCGCATGGTTGCATAACCGCCGTACGCCGCGCGCCGGCCGTATGACGGTCGCGACCGACGCGAAAGACAGCGCAACGAATCCGTCTTCGTTCGTCACGAAGCATATCGCGGCGGCGAAGAAGTAATAACGGGCAAATCTCAGGAGCTATCCATCATGCCTTTCCAAAGCACTGTGAAATACGATTACGGGTTCGGCGTCGTCGGCGAAGTCGTGCGCGACGGTCCGATTCGTTCGAAGCCCGCGCTGCTCGTGTCGGCGAACGCTGCAAATAACGTTTTCGGTCGCGCGTTCACGCAACCGGCAGCGGGCGGCGCGGCGGCAGCGGGCGGCACGGGCGTCTACGCCGGCATTCTCGTGCATCCGAAGCAACACGCGTCGTTTGGCGGCGCACTCGGGCCGCTTTCGCCGTCGTTCGCATTGCCGAACAACACGATTGCGGACCTCATGACGATGGGTCTCGTTGTCGCCATGCTGACGACCGCCGCGACCATCGGCCAACAGGTCCAGATGTCGCAGGCGGACGGCACGCTGTCGATTCCGGCCGTACCGGGAACGGCCGATTCGGGTCACACGATGATTCCGGCATGGGTGGATCGTTATCCGCAACCGACCGCCAACGATCTCGTTTTGCTGCGTCTCACCGAACAGTAATCAACGGGCCAAACTTCGCGAGGAAATGAAATGTTGAAATTTACGGAAAAAGACGTTAGCCCGATCCTTTCGCATCTTGCCGGCCGTGACTGGTCGGCGATGACGATGGACAGCGACGACGCGAAAGATTTTCGCGACCTCGGGCAAGTCGGTATCAACTTCGGCGATGCGTACGTTGCGCAAATCGTCGACGTGTTGCGCATGGCGCAAGCGATGGATAGCAACGATGTGGGCATCACGCCCGCGCCGGGGCAAATCCAGACGACGGCGAGCGTACCGACGCTCGTACAGTTCCTGCAAGCATGGTTGCCGGGGTTCGTGAATTACATCACGGCCGCGCGCAAGATCGACGAATTCGTCGGGCTCACGACCATCGGTTCGTGGGAAGACGAGCAAATCGTCCAGGGCATGCTGGAACCGCAAGGCAACGCCGTGCCGTACGGCGACACGACCAATGTGCCGCTGACCGACTGGAACGTAAACTTCGAATGGCGTACCGTCGTACGCTTCGAAATGGGCATTCTGGTTGGTCTGCTCGAAGAAGCGCGCGCCGCGCGTATTCGCGTCAACTCGTCGGGCGAAAAGCGCGGTCAAGCTGCGCGGGCGCTCGATATCCAGCGCAACCGGGTAGGCTGGTACGGCTACAACGACGGTTCCGGCCGTACGTATGGACTGCTGAACGATCCGTCGTTGCCGGCATACGTCGACCTGCC